GTCGTTTCGTATGAAAGATCGATCTGGCTGATATTGGTTGGGAAGATATCATAGAACTGATAGGTTCTCAAAGTTGAACCATCACGATCTAGTTGGTGAACATATGCATCTGCCTGATAAGATGCTGGGTTTTGAAGTCCAGTTCCATCAGATAGTTTGTTAATTGAGTTCATCCACTTCTCGAATGCTGAGCGAATGATGAAGTCAGTGTCATTGATAACTGTGATTGTCCAGGTATCGAATGTTCTGTCACCAGCAATCTTAAGGATTCTTCCTCTGAAGTTAACTTCAATTGGAGTAATATTTGATGCAGGCAGCGCAGCTGCCTTTACCAAGAATCTTGATTTCTCCTTTACATCATTGGCAATGCCAAGAACATCTGGGAAAGCAAGTTCTACTTCAAATAGATTGGGTCTTGCGCCACCGCCAACCAGTTTACTTTTGAAACCGGTGATTGTTCTTAGTGGTGGTCTATTGAATTGATCTGCCATGGTTTTTGGTTCCTTTAATTAGAATTAAACAGTACCGACTACTTCATCGAACGAAACACCAGTTCTGGTGGCAACAAATGTAAGACCAATAAAGTTAATTGATCTTGCAGGTTTTACGAAGATGTCTGCGACAAACTCATTATTATCAATGATTGCAGCAGTGTTATTTGTTTCGTCACAAATAACTCTGAAATCATAAATACCTCTCTTCGCTTGAACATCACGAAGGAATGGTTCAACAGTATTTACAAAGTTAGTTCTTGTAATCTCATCGTTGAACTCAAACATTTGATCTCTTGCAGCAGCGGAGATTGCATTCTCAAGGTAGATGAACAATCTGCGAACATTGATTCTATCAAAAGCAGATGCTCTTCCAAGTCCAGTTTTATCACCAAAGAGTGTAATACCTGCTCCAGGAGAGAAGATAACTGGATTGACTCTATTTGAGTACAATCTGTCTCTTTGTGTCTTGCTTGGATTGTATGCAAGTTTTACTGCATTGAGGATTGCGCCTCTAGCAGTTCCTGCAGGTGAGAACCATGGGAAGTTATTGATATCATTTCTAGCACACAGTCCTGCCATGTCTCCATTAAGTGGAACATAGCGGAAAGTATCGGCAAATCTATCATACATGTACTTGTATCCACTGTCGAATACAGCAAAGGATGAAGATGTGATTGGTGAGTAGAATGAAATTACATTATCTGTGATCGTTGCATCAGAATTTACCGTTACACTTCCAGAAGTTGTGTCATTCAGGAATGCTTTTCTGTATGGGGTAACGAATGCAAGAGCATCCTTTCTCAAATCTGCAACGGCAATCAGTTTGTTTGCCAGCGCCTGAGCAACTTCTTTTTCGTGATTTGCTGATCCCATCAGTAAGAAATCAACATCATACTGATCAGTATTTTCAAACAGGTCGTAACCAGCAACTAGACCAGAGAGAGATACTTCCATTGATCCAGTTGAACCAATGCCAGTAGAACCATCGTAGTTCTTACCCCATACCAAAGTAAAGTCTTTTGCACCAATTGCATCAAAGGTAACTCCTTGTGCATTTTGGTTCCAAGGACCAACAGAGGAAACAAATGAATCAGTTATAGCACGAGATCCACCAAGTGTTCCAACACCAGAAGACGCTGTATCACTGGTATTTGCTACTCCAGCAAATACATATCTTGAATTTGTTGCAAGATACTTTCTCCAATATGAAGGAGAACCTACAGAGAACTCTGCATCTTTTGCCTTGGAAAGATTGAGATGCTTCTCAAGGATTGTTCCAGCATTTCCAGTAACTTCACCTTTATCATCTATTACAACAACATGAATTTCATCATTCTTTGATGATCTTGCGGCGGCAAAGGCAGTTGTTCCTGGACGATCTGCAACGCCATTCCAACTAATTGTTGAGTTGGTTAATGTAATTGTTTGCTGATCATACCAATCTAACGCAGCAGTAATAGATGATCCATATCCACTTAGATTATTACCATCTTGTTTGACGATAACAACACCAGGATTAGTTCCACCCAGTCCAACTCCATTATTTCCAGTGAATGCCCAAACACCACCTTGCTGATAAGAAACTGCAGTTTCTGTACCACCGGCAGAAACGTGTGAGACGATTTTAACATCTAACTGACTAGTTCCAACACCAAATCCAGTGATAACTCCTCTTAGATAACCATCAATAACTGTTGTTGTTCCAGCACCAGCGACCGTTTTTGAGATTGTCTGAGTAACACCCATTCCAACTGTAGCGTTGTTGGTATTAACTCCAGTTAGTCTCTGATCTGCTTTTCCATCAACTACGGCAACGACTAATCCATTTGCCCAAGATCCTGGATTTCTTGCTGCAAAGGTTGCGTTTGTGAATGCTGTAGCGTCATAACCCTTATTATTATAATCATCCAAACTAAGGATCTTCAACGTCGACGTTGTGCCAAAACCAGCATTAGCATTGTTCAGTTGTGCATCATCAGATCTTACTACTCTGAGGGCACCACCATATGCTAGATAAGATGAAGCAACCATCCAATGTTCATAGTGCTTATCACTATCAACTGGTTCTCCAAAATTATCAATTAAATCTTGTTCGGTTTCAATTAGTGTTGGGAGGTTAACGGGTCCTTTGGTAAACGCAGCATCAGATAAAGTAGGTGCTCTTG